AGCCAGATAGCCAGTTGCAAAATCGTCCATAACAAAACTCCTTTCAGTTTTGCGTTATGCTATCCCACCGCCGTATGCGATGGGCGAAGCCAAACAAATGCGGTTTTTGTCAAGTCCGCAAAACTGAGAAGCGTTTCGCTTAGAGGGATGCGTTATCGGGGCAGCGTCAGGTTCAGGACGCTTGCCAGCTGGTTCAGGTCGATGCCACGCTCTTTGGCGAGGTTCTGCGCCATCATTCGGAGTTGTGCTTCGTTTTTGCCCTGAATCAGGTTCAAGCCCTGCATGATAGGAGCGTTCTGCCCGCTCAACTGCTGGATAAGCCCCATTGGGTTTTGCCCGGCACGAGCCAGATTTGCAAGCTGCATGATAGGGCTGTGAGTAATCATATCAAATGGAGAGGGCATCGCTTATTCTCCTTTCTTCGCTGCGGCAGTGGGCTTAGAGAAGCTCTTCTGCCATTTTTCCAGCTCATCCAGCCGATGCACGAGGGCATTATACTGCTCAATAGGCACATACTGCTGCGTCGGTGCAGCGGTCTGCTGTGCCTGTTGCGCCTGCATCTGTCTCCATGCTTCCGGGCTGTAAAACTCTAACACGTCAGATTCGCAAGTGTTTGGGTTCAGACGTTTGCAGTAGATGACCCCACTACGCAAATCCGGGCAATACGTCCATCTTCCGTACAAATCAGATGGTATTGCCAGAAACTCCTCTCTGCTGGAAACAGGTCTGCCGAGCAACCAGCCGCCATCTTGTGCCGACTGCTGAACAGGCTGCTGCCCATTCATCGGCTGCGGACGCTGCGGTTGCGTCTGCTGCATCTGCGGGTTCGGCAGGGAAGTGGCAAGGCCTACCGTGCCCATGCCGCCGTAAGGATTGACAGGCTGCTGCGGAACGTAGGGCGTTCCGGGTATCTGGTAATAGCTCATAAAACATCCCTCCTTGTGCATCCAGTGTACTGCATCGGCAGAAAACAAGAGACAACGAAGGTACAACGAAGGACAAAAAAAGAAAAGCGCCCACACGGCACAGGGTCGTATGAGCGCTCAAACATTTGCACGCAACGCGTATAAAATTTTCAAAAAGTCTTGACAATTACACGCAATGCGTGTATAATAAAGACAGTGAAAGGCCCCGCACAAACACATGGAGACATGGAGACATGGAGATAACAATTATGAAAAAGCTCACTGCTGACGAGTTTGCAACCAAGGTTATGGCCACCGGTACCGAAATTGAGTACGACAACGGCGTTTGGATGATCTACGCGCACCTCACCGATGATGGCGACGTCAAGACCTCTCATCTGGACGCTCGCGACCTGATGGTCACTACCAGCATCGAACTCTCCGATGAAGAGGGCGAGGCACTCATGAACGGCAATCTGGACGACGTTGAGAGACAGGCCGTCGTGGAAGAACTTTACCCGAAGTATCTTGAAGCTCTGGAAGATATGGAGTAAAAAAGTCCCCAGCCGATGCGCGAACATCGACTGAGGAAATCTAAGAAGGAGAAAAGCAATGTACACAGCTGAACTTTTTAATATGGCAACCGACCCGAAAACATCCCGGGCAGCATTCCTCAGCAATGTCACTCTCAGCATCCCGGACGATGCCGACGGGTGCGTGGATCTGGATGCCGAGAAGGCAAGATTGTCCACCATCTGGGACGTGGCGCATCTGTCTATGCGAGAGCTGGTAGCCCGCACTGGTCTGTCGCAGACCGCTTTTGCAAAGCAGGTGAGCGTCCCACTGCGCACTGTGCAGGACTGGTGCGGTGAAAAGCGTGCGTGCCCCACATACGTCCGCTTTTTGCTGGCGGAGCATTATAATCTGCTATAACCTTAACCAGATGAAATCCGTGGGCTGTGGTATAATAAGGGAAGAAAACCCTTAAAGAAAGGAGAATTTGTCATGGATGCTTATATGGTTAGTTTTTGGGGTTGTGAGTGCAACCCAGCAGCAGACCCTAACACCGCCAACAATGGCGGCGGGTATTCCCAGCCATCCGGGGGCATCATGGTTGCCCTCGAAAACGGGGATTACCTCACCGTCACCGTGGACGATTTGTCTTGCGGCGATTTTGGCACCCGCGTTTTCTGGGATGTAACCAGCACCGATGGCCGCAACTGGGGCGGCTGTTACGGTAGCATGGACGATGCTGCCATTGATTGGGAGTGGAGCGAGAACAGTCTTGATTCCATTTCCGGAGTATATGGCATTGATGCACGAGCAATGCTGCACGATGCGGTTTTGGCTGTGCATATTGCCGCATAAAGAAACCCCCGATGTTCCAAATGGAACACCGGGGGTTTTGTGCTGCCAAAACGGCAAAGTCTAAAATCAAGAGCGGAACTGCCCACAGGCAATGCCGCTCTCTACATAGGCCGCAGCCTTTCAAATATCCACCCTAATGCGCTTCTTCGAGAGGCCGGGAGGATTTGTTGAGATAATTATACCACAATCCGCACAAAAAGAAAAGCGGCAGACCCGAAAGCCTGCCGCTTTTGAATTGTAAGAGCAGAAGCCCAAAACTAATTCGATGCTCATGATTAATATATCACACATCCAGCATTTTTTCAATGCTTTTTAGTCGGTATCCTATCGCTGTCCGACTGTAATGTGTCTGTGCTGCAATGTCCGGCAGCGGGAGCCGCTCAACGTACCGCAGTAAGGCTATCTTACGGTCAACCCTCCCAAGCGGTGCGCTTTTGATGGCGGCGATCATCCTCTGTCGGTCAAGTCCTTGCAGCGCAGCGGGCAGCACCACACGAGCCGCCGCCACAGGCAGCACCGAGCCAGAAAGGCTGCGGCAGCTGTCCGGCGTTGCGCACCATTACGGGGACGTTGCCGAGATGGTATGTTTTCGTGAGGTCACGAAATTGCTCTTGTGCGGCGTACATCTCGGTGACGTCACCGAGATGGCGGTATGTAGTGCTTGCCATGATGTACTCCTTTCAGCGAGAAATAAGCGGGATAGCCCAGAATGGAAAGAAAATGCACCAGTATAAAAACCTGGTTTTGAGGGGAACCGCAAGATTTTCTTTTCCAATAGATTTGCAATCGCTTTTCCATATAAAAAAGAAGGGCGTAAATAGCAAAAGCTGTGCAAAAATAGAAATAAATTCTGCAACCAAAAAGTTTTTTATTTCCACGGTGCGTTCCTTACTGCTTTTGCAGGGCTGCTCTTGCCCGGTCAAAGAAAAACTGGATGACCTTGCTCATGGTCTCCTCGGTAATTGCCCAGCTGACCAGCTTACCCCACTTACTGTTGTCCAGATAGTGGTGCAGCATCTTGACGCACCACGCCTTGCGCTCTGCGCCGCGCTTGGTGCCCTGAATTTCTCGCTCTGCCTGATCGATGAGGTCAAGCACCAGCGTTTTGACCGCTGCGCCGTAGCCCAGACGGATAAGTCCCAGCACAAGCGACACAGCGCCCACAACGATGAGCACCAGCGCCAGCCACGCGGGCAGCGGGGTGAGAATGGTGTTAAGGATTGCTTCCATGATTGGTTACTCCTTTCAGCAGATAATTGTTAATGTCGGTCTTGCTTTTTTTCATACCTTCCCGGTTGTTGCCGGATAGTTGCGCATCCAAAAGGTTTTGCACGCCAACGAGGACAAGTCGCATTTCTTCGTCAATGCCGTCAAATCGCCGGAGGTCTCTTGCAAGGGCTTGTGTATGCTGGAGCTGCCCCTGTTCCAAGGTGCCGACGCGCTTGTCCAGCTCATCCAGCCGCTTGTTCTGCGCGTTGTCCGGCTCCTGTGCCTTCTTGATGTACTTATGGATGATTTCCAGCACCTTGTCGATCGTGATGGCAGCAGCGCACAGGCTGCCCAAGATGCCCAGCACCCACAGCAAAGCTTCTTTTTCGGTCATTTGCCCTCCCGAAGACGGGTCAGACCCTTCTTTGCAATGATTTTGGCATAGTCCTTGTAGGGCACAGACAAGTCCACGCCGGAAATCTTGCCCGGGATCGCGTCCACAACACCGGGAATCTTGCCCTTGCTGGTGTACTGCCACAGCCCGAATTTCCATTCCGGCGCGGGCTTTTTGCTGCGGTAGGCTGCAAGCCACACGTCATACGGCTTGAGCGCCGCGCCGGTCATGTACATGTTATCACGGCCAAAGTACAGCCCGGTGTATAGCATGGCGTAAAAGCCCCAGCGCTCCACCGTGCCCAGCGCATGAGCGGCAATGTTCGTCAGGGTCTGCTTGTCCAGCGGAGCTTGCACATACTTGTCCTCAATGTCCACCGCCACCGGCAGCTGCACTGTCTTGCCGGTCAGCACCTTGCGCAGCAGGGCAAGTTCTGCGTCAGCTTCTTCCGTGTTGACCGCCTTGCAGTAGTAGTACACGCCACAGGGGATGCCCAGCCGCTGGCACTCGCGGTAGTTGCGCTCAAAGGTTGGGTCGATGTACGGATTGCTGGGCGCGTCTTTCACGCTGTTGCCCAGCGCCCGCAGCATCACACCGGAGACAAGACCGCTTGCCTTGACCTTGTCCCAGTCGATGCTGCCCTGCCAGCGGGAAACGTCCATGATAGGTCTCATACTCTGCTCCTTAATACTTTTCGCCGGTGATTTCTTCATACTCCGCTGCGGTCAGGCGCTGGGGCTTGCGCTGCACAAGGATGCGTAGCATGGCCTTAGACCAGAGGCCCGCCTCATACTCGTCTTTTGCTTTGCCAAAGATCGCGCTGTGATTATCACTCATGGCTCATGCCCTCCTTGTCTGCAGCCTCGTCCTCAATGGGCACATCGGCCAGAATGCACAGGAAGTCCACCATAGACGCGATCTGTGCCAAATCCGCGTCCCGGTTCTCGTTTTCGGCGGCGGTCTTGATGCCGCCAGTGTTGCGAACAATTTTCATGTCGTTATCCCCTCCAGCAGAGTTTTAACGTATTGATCCATGCGCTGCAGCAGCTGCTGCGAGTTGCCTTTAGCGGCATGGGCTTTCCATGATCCATACTGCTCATACAGGGCAGATGCCGGTTTCTCTCCTGCCTTGATGAGCTGGGCAAGCCGAAACAGGCGCTTGCGCTCGGCCTTGACGTTCTGCGGGTCAACGGTCATAACGACCTTGCCCGCCGGGGTCAAGCGGTAGATGAAACCTAGAAAACGGAATCCATCCTTTAGCCTGACGATCTTGGTCTTGGTCGGGTGCAGCTCCATGCCATCGGCAGCGTACCGGGCGCGGATTGCCTCCCGCCACTCCTCAAGCTGCGCCTTGTCGTGGTGGATGATGAGGCTATCATCCATAAAACGGACGTACTTTTTCGCCCGCAGGCGCTCCTTGATGTAGTGATCTATGGGGTCGGGCACCGAGATCCCGGCAAGCTGCACCATCTGGCTGCCCGGATTATAACCGGCCTCGCCGGTATATTGACGATCCAGTACCTCACGCACGCGGTTATGCACACTTGGCGGCAGATGCCGCTCAAAGCAGCGGTTTGCCACGTCATGGGGCATCGTGTCGTAATAGTGCCGGATATCTACCAACAGCACATAGCCATCAGCGCCGTGCTGCCGGTATTCGCGCTCCATCATGAGCTTGACCTGCTTGCGCGCCCAGTCGGTACCTTTGCCAGTCTGACAGGCCGCGTTTTGCCGGATGAAGCTCCGTGTCATTGCTGGATAAACAGCATTGTCGTTGAGAGAACGCTGGTATACCCTATCCCGAAAGCCGTTTGCAACCGCCGTGCGGGGCTTGGGATAGGTGATTCTAACTTTGATTGTTGGCCGTGCCTTGTATGTACCTGTCGCGAGCTCCTTTTGGAGTTTCAGGATCTCGTCCATCCGAAACAGGTGAAACCGTCCAACGCTTGCCTTGCGGCACACGCCTTTGGCGCACTTGCCCTCGGAATTATACAGGGCATCGAACCCGATTATTATTTCTTCTTGCACTGATTTTTTCAGCTCTCCTCGCAAGGATCTGCCGGGTGATAGCGGTCAACACCCCGCAGGGTGGCCACGTCCGGCTGATATTGTTCGTCTGCCAGAGGACAGACATGGCACTCGGCTCCTTGCACGGCAGTTTTTGCCCGGCCTCTGCTATGCAGGGGCTTTTGTGGGCGTGCTGCCGTCCAATCCGGGGCGCAGCGATTCGCGTTGATCGCGTTCCAGTTGTTGACGTTGCCGCTGGAGTTCACGTTGAAGGCATTGTTGCCGTTGCCACGATTCGCAGAGCGCAGCCGCACATTGCGGCCCATTAGCCTACAGCCATTTTTATGTCAAAGCGCTTTTGCACGCTTTGCATCACTCTCGTGCCAGTCCCGGCAACGCTGCCGGATATCGCGCACAGTGTTGCCCCAGAAAGAGCACCGTTTGCCGGAAAGGTGATAGCTGGCTTTCGCCATGTCTATCTCCGCCAAAAGGACGGTGCACAGCCGGACAGCTTGTCTTTGAAGCTTAAAGCGCTCCTCTCTTTCGTTCGGCTTGTCCAGCCGGAGGTCGTTTGCTCCGAAGATATCAAAAAATATCCGGTCTGCCGTAGCGCGCAGTTGACCGGGAAGGCTTGCGTCAATTTCGAGGTCAAACACTTTCGCGTTTTTGGTGATCTGTCTGGTATACAGTGCCAGCTCACGCGCGTCAAGCGGCAGCGTGAATTTATTGTCCGGTATCTGGTCTTTACGCATTGCCATGGGATAGCACTCACTTTCTCACCGGGCAAGGGATTGCCCGGTGATTATTTAAGATTGGTCATTTCGCAAGCCGGGGCGCAGCGAAGCGCGCCGATCGCGCCCCAGCCGTAGACGTTGCCGCTGGAGGACACGGTGAAGGCATTGTAGCCGTCGCCACGAAACGCAGAGCGCAGCCGCACAAAGCGGCCCACAGTACGCTGTGCCAGATCGCGGGTGATGCGCAGCGGGTAGGTCTGCCACAGAGCCTGCGGGGTCTTTGCGCCGGTGCGCTCTTTCCAGTAAGGCCAGTAGCCGGTGCCCTCGCCAGACACCTGCGGCGAGCAGTAGATCTCCTGCAGCGAGGGCAGGAAAATCTTGTCATAGGTCACCACAGCGCTGCCGTCATCGGTGACGGTGTTGCCGTAGGTCACGACCTTCACGCGGGTCAGGGCAGCCTTGAAGTCATCAGAGAAGCCCGCAAGGAAGCCGGGCACGGTGTCTGCCTGATCGGGTTTCATGTCCCACTCGTCCTGCGGAGCCCACCACTCTTTAGCGGGTGCATCGCTGTTGAGGTACTGACGATACGCGGACTTCCACCACCGGTTGTCGCCGTAGCCAACGGGGTGCAAGCCGTTCAGGTTGCCGTTGGGTTTTGCGAGGAACGTGCCGAGGTTCGTGCCAGCATCACCGGCGGTCACGTTGCAGGTCTCCAGCAGCTCGGACTTCATCCGATCCTTGTAGACGTAGACCTTCCAGTTTGCGGGCGCAACGTCCGGTGCATTATAGAAGCCGGTCAGGCGTGCGCCTGCAGGGGCGTTCTTGGTCAGAGTAAACTGGTAGACGGTACCAGTCTTTACGTTGCTGCCCCAGTCCAGCCCCATCTTGACGTTGTAGGCGCCAGCCACAAGGCCAGCCTCCGGCACAACGAAAAAGGCCTGATATGCGGAAAACTGGATATCTTCCAGAGACGCGTAGTGCATCTGCAGTACCATTGCGGGTGCGGTGGTGCCGGTCTCACCCTCGGCGATATCGTCCGTCTTTACCACGTCCCACGGGCAGTCGTAGACTTTGCCGTCCTTTGCGGTGTAGGTGTTCACCAGCTGGGTGCCGACCGGAAAAACCGCCGGTGCGTTACCGGCAGCCACCACGGCCTTGATGCCGTTATAGTCCATCTCCTCCACCACGCCGGTCTGTGCCCGCGCGATCACGCCCAGCGAGCTGGACATACCCAGCAGGGCGGCAGTCATCTGGTCAAGCTTTCTGCCGTTGTCTTTTGCGGTCTGATCCAGATAGATAGGCTCCACCACCTCGGTGGCAGGTGCCTGCGTGCTAATTTCGTTTTCAGCCATGTGTTACTCCTTTCAGGATTTGCGGTATTTCATGCAGACTTTGCCGTCTACAACGACAAATCCGCAGGATTCGAGGGCTACGGTGCGCGTATCCAGTGCTTGCTCTGCCTGTTCCGCGCGGGAAGTCTCCGATGCAAGGCCATCCCTTACGCCATGGATCGCGTCACCAGTCGCCTTTGCATCCGCAGCCTTGCCGGAGATGGAGAGGGTGGGGTCGATCGTGTTTTTAAGCTCTTCTACCGCCTGAATTGCCTGCGTCCACGATTCGTTAGAGATCTGCGTAACATAGAAAAAGCTCTGGATCTCCACGGTGCTATCATAGCGGTCGTTTTTGCAGTCGCACTCGATAGGCCAGCTCTTGAGCATATAGCCTTTTCCGGTCGTCACGCAGAGCACGATGCTCACATGACCCGGCACCTGCAGTGCCTGACGCGCGATCTCGCAGGTGACAACGTTGCCGGACACGGCACAAGCTGCCCGCTTGCCTGCACCGTCGTTGATGGTATCGTACCAGCCCTGATTCTGGGGGCCGAAGCCACGGTACATGATACTGTAGGTTGCTCCTTCAGGCGCAGTATACGCCTTGCCGTTTTCGTATAGCGTCGCCTGAAAAAACCGGCTCTGGCTGTCGTTCTCCACCGCGCTGATGTGCTGCGGCAGACCGGGATTATCAAAATCAATCCTGATTTTCTGCATTTGCCTCCTCGCTTTCCTCCGGCAGCGGGTCAAAAATCAAATTCTGCCCGTCCCAGATATAGTCATTGCCGCCGTTGCTGTTGGCCGGGAAATCCTCAAAAAGCAGCTGATCCGACGGCAGCGTTTTCGGGATAACGCTTTTCAGCGTCCAGCCACCGTTTTTGATGCGCCCATCCGGGCACACGGTGCACTGGTATAGGTAACCATCTTTTTTCAAAATAGCCCTCCTTACAAAAAACCAAAAAGCTCTTGCGGTACACAAACGGCGTTGTTGGTGGCCCATCCATCAAACGTTGGCGTCTCCAGATCTATGTTAGTCCAAATAGTACCAGTGAGCGGACTATATTTGGATGTTCGCTCTTTCCCAGGACCAAACTCAATGCTGTCCTGATAAACTGTGATGTTCCGAAAGTGTGGTGTGTTCCACGCATACATAAGCGTGTAGGTCTTTCCGTTTACCGGTATTATGCTGGATACTCTGCCGCCGCTGCCGCCGCCCGCAAACCATGTAGTGCCTTTTGTGCTTTCGTAAGTGATCAGGATAGCGGAGTAACCGGTAAGGTCAACAGATATCGTTTGTTCCTCTAAACTTTTGAGAGGCTCTTTTGTTGCTTCGTTTTGCCAGACGCGAATGGGTTCCAGATTTTTTATTCCGTGAAACTCCAGTCCTTTTTCGTTTATCGTGTAATTAAAGCTTCCGGGCCCGAACTGGATGCCGCCATCGTCCGTTTCGCCAATGTAGTCTGTGGCCACACGGCTTGCATCAACAGCGCGGTCGTTCGTGGTGCTCATGCGGTTGCGGTCTTTCACGGTAGTTCTTGCAAGCTTTTCGCTTGCCTTGCCTACATAGATCGAGGCGTACCGGTCGTGAACAACGTCATAATCGGTCTTTGTCACTCTGGCCAGCACATTCACGCCAAGGCGCAAATAACGCACCTCTACCGTATCGCCGCGCAGAATGACCTTGTTCTTCTGGTCTTTGTACTCTACGGTCTTTTCCAGCTGCACATAGCTTACGGTCAAGCTCGGCTCTATTTTCCCGATCTGGTTTTTAGACAAAAATTCAGTGGTAGCTTTCCGCATACTGGCATCAGAGGGTGCTTTCTGGAAGTAGCTGGTCAGGTCCAGCGGGTAGATCTTCTGGTATCCCTCGATATTAGACGCTTTTATGGGGTCCAGCGCGTAAAACTTACCCTTTTGTGCATTTGTCCAGTACGGATAGACGTGGGTGTATACGTTGTCGATGTTTTTTTCCTGCGTGACGTCCACCAGATTCAGACCGTATGCAATGACTGCGCCCCGGTTTACCTCTTCTTTCAGCCGCAGCGTGCACTTTAAGCCGTCAAACTCCCAGTAGCCAAGGTAGGTGTCTGCAATGCTGCTTCCGCCGTTGGAGAGCATCGCAGCGCGCACAGTCACCGGTTTTGTGACCGAAAACTCTTTATCATTGTCGTAATCCGCAGAGATCTCAAACTTACAGTCTCCCACAATGTTTGCATTCAGCTTCTGTATGGTCTCCCTGAGAGATTTTGCGCTAAACGGCTTCACGATGCAGTTGCCGAGGTCATACGAGATATGGTGCGCAGACACCTGAAACCGTCCATTCATAGGGCGATTGATGCGATAAATGCGGAAAAGCTGCCGGGTTTCGTAGCTGGAAGGCCGTGCGCTGATGATACGCCGCTCCAAAAGCTTTTCCGCGTGAATGCCGGTCACCGGGTACTGTAAGGTCAGGTCATACGTTCCGTTTTCCTCGCAGCTAACAGTGCATTCCAGCGCATCCGAAAGCGTACCATATCCAAAATTGCCCACGGTAGTCACATTTTCATCATGTAAAACAGGTTTCATAACGTCCACCACCTTGGCATAATCTTCACGGTCTGGATACCGCCGCTCCACTGGATAAGGTTTTCGCCGGCAGCCAGTTCCGGCCAGATGCCGCCGGTCACCGGGTTTGCATTGGTGCCGTCCTCCAGCCATGCGTTCCATATTTCTGCATCGCAGCACACGGTTTTATCGGCGGGCGGCTTCATGCCGAATGCTTTTCCGTTCACCAGCAGTTCGCCCTCTTGTCCGTTTCCGGTCACCTCAAAATAGGGGAGTGACACCTGATCCAGTGGGTTCAGCAGCGCCTGACCGTTCGTCATCTCCTGCAGCTCCCGCCCGGACCACAAAAAATGCCGCGGATCACAGTCAAACTCCACCGTAAATCGGCCGTATTTGTCCAGAATATTGCTGGTATCGCCCATTTTCGCAATGGCAAGGTAAAAGTACTCCGGGTCGTATCCGTCCGATAGGGGATAGGCACCCGGCGTACCGCATAGCCACGCCTTGATGCCGCGCAGCTGCTCCGGGGTAGGGTTTCTGCCGTGGAAATACAGCTGATACGACACCGTGATATTTTCGTACTGCCCCTGATCCGCGTGCAGCTTGCCGTTTCGGCCTGCAACCTCGTACTCCTCATACTTGCGGTTCGGGGTCGGGATGCTGGGTTTGTGTTCGATATGGCAGCAGTACTCGGTGCTGCTGTGCCCGTTAAAATACAGGTACTTCTCCACTGGCTGCAGCCTCCTCGTTGATCATCTGTGTAAGTCGTGTAATGGTGTACTGGGCAAAGCGTTCCTCGTCCATGTCCGCAGACGGATACACGTTGAAGGTAATACCGCCCATGCGCACCGTGCGGGAGTTGGTAGCTACCTGCGCAAAGCCGTTTGCGCTGCCCACATCATACTGCAATTGCATTTTCAGCTTTCCGCCAAGGTCTGCGGCAGCCTCCTGCAGCAGGTAAGCGTTGTCGCGGATGCCATCCGCCATGCCTTGGATCATATCAGGCATCCACTTCTCGTATTCCCGCAAAGGCCCTTCGTCCGGCCGCGAAAAATGCAAAAATCCTTTTATAATGCCGCCGATCCACGAGACTGCCTTTGTGATAATACCGCCACCGCCCAGAATGCCCTTTGCAAGGCCGGTTACAAGGTCAGCGCCCCAGCTTCCGGCTTCGGTGCTGATGGACGTGCCGAGCAATTTTCCCGCGATGCCAAATATTCCACCGGCAAGCGCTCCCGCCCAGTTTCCGGTCAGTTGAAAGCCCTGTGCAGCACCGGTCAGGCCACTGATAAGCGTTCCCGGAACGTCGATATTCTCCCAAAAGCTATCGCTTGCACGGTAGCCCTGCGCAAGATCGCTGAACCATTGCCCCAGAGGGCTTTTTGTCAGGTTGCTTGCAACCTTTTCCAGCCCGCCCAGCTTAGAATCCAGATCCAGCACAAACTTAGAGAAGCCGCCCAGAGCGCCCTCTGTGTATTTGATGCTGGTGTTCAGGTCGGTAACCTTTTCGTTGACATCCGTTACAATGCCGTTGGTGTAAGTGGTGGTGCGCTCTACGGTCTGTTCCTGACCTTCCACGATGCGCTTATAGCAGTCTGTAACTACCTTTGTGGCAGATACAACAGTATCTTCCAGCTCGCCGGTCTCAGCGTTAAGCACTTTCTTGGTTTCGGTAGAGGTCTGGGCAGTCCGGCTGACGTAGCCAATAGCTTCGTCTATCTCTGCCTGCGCCGCCGTCAGGGTCTCCGCACGGGTATGGACGGACTTTTTAGCAACCTCATCTGCAATGGAGCTTGTCACCTTTTCAGAGGTCACAATGCCGTCGGTCAGGGTCTGCACCCGCTTGAACTGCGTTTCAACGCCGTTCACCATTTCCGTCCAGCTGTCCGTGATGGTCTGGACAGTTTCGGTTGTGGTGCCCTTCAGCTTCTTGGTCGTGCCATCATAAACGTTGTAAGTATTGTCAGCCGTTTCCACTGTGCGGCTGATCGCGCCCACAATGTTTTCTGTGCCCTGCAACAGCTGCTTGGAGGTGTTGGTAACGGATTTCGCCAGCTTTTTGGTGTCCTGAGCGGTTTTTGTGGGAGTCCTTCTGCTGCCAGAGCCGCTGCTGCCGCCGTTTCTACCACTGCTGCCGGAACCGTTGTAAGTAGGGACAATATAATTCGATGCGGCTTGTGCCTGTGCTTGCCGAACGCGCTCTGCATGTTTTCTTCCGCGTTCTTCTCTCGCTTTTCGCCGAGCCTCTTCAGTCTGCTTTGATTTTTTCTCCTGGTCTTTTTGGTAATCCTCGTAGCTGTTGTATCCGGCGTAAGCATCTTTGCTAAGGCCTTTGTTCAACGCATAACTGGCACGATCCAAAAAATTGATCGCGGCAGTTGTAGCATTCTCAAACCCGGTTTTAAGTTCTGAAACTATCGGAATGTTAGAGGCAATTGCATCTGCCAGACCAAACCATCCACCCGTGTCATACGCTTCTGACGCGGCAACAGTAAGGTCATTCATGTCCCCGATTACGACCTTTATCCCGTCCGTAAGGTCACCTGTCATAAGGCCGGCAAGCTGCGTGGCGTTATCTTTTAGCGTGCTCCACTGGCCATTCAGCGTCTCGCTTTGGGTGCTCATGGAGTTAAAATAGCGGCCACCCTCGTCAGCCGCCGAAATAAGTGCATTAGACAGCAAGTCGTAAGTGACTGTCATTTTTTGCACTTCTTCGGCAGACTTTCCGGTGTAGTCCGCAAGAATGCCGTAAACATCTATGCCGGCGTAGGCAAACTGCTTGATATCCGCGCTGGTCGCCTTGCCCGCATTTTGGATCTGCTGCAGGTTTTGCGCCATGCGGCTCAACTCTTCATTGCCGCCGCCGGTAGCAGAAACTGCATCACCCAATGCAAGAATGGTCCTGCGGGAACTTTCGGCATCTATGCCGGTAGAAATAAGCAATTCGTTTGCTTTTACCAGACCGGCAGTATCAAACGGTGTTTTGGCAGCGTCCTGCTTGATCTCATCCAAAAGAGCAACGGCTTCTGCTTCGCTGCCCAGCATATTGGTCAGTGCTGTCTGATACTGTTCCAGCTGAGCATTGTATTGCACGCCAGTCGACACGACCTGCTTTCCGGCTGCAATTATCGTGCTTGAGACCTTGCTGAAGAGGTTGGCTGCAATGCTTCCCTTTGTGACTGCCGATTGCAGCCCGTCAAACATACCGCTTCCGGCATCTGTGTTTGTAAGGCCGTCCAAGCTTCCTTTTGCGTCATCTGCTTTAGACGCGAACTCCCCAAGGCCGTTTTCGGCATCGCGCAGGCGGCTTTTTAAGGTTTCCAACTCCGCATTCGTCTTATAGACCGCAGTCCGGTAAGCCGATGCCTGTGTGCTTGCGCTGCCATATTTTTCAGTGGCCTGCAGTAGCATACTCTTCTGGGCATTCATAGCATCCGTCTGCGCAGCGATCTGTTTGCGCAGCACCGCCGCCACCGAAGAAGCGCGCTGTTCTGCGGAGGTGTTCTCGTCCATAGACGCCGTGGTATACTTCAGCTCAGCGGCATACTCTTTCTGCCGGGCAATGATGTTTTGCATCTGCTGCCGGTATTCTTTTTCGCCCTCAACGCTTATTTTGGGGCCAATGTCCGTTTTTGCCATGCGTTCTCACCTCCTTACCGTATTTTTTCCAGATCGTCCACGGTGGCGTAGAGCTTCTGGTTTGCGCCGTTTTCTATCTGCATACACGCCATATAATCCAGCATACGGCCCACCGGGCACGAATGCACCTGATGCTCGTTCATGCCCAGTTTGCGGCCGTAAAACAGAAACCACGTTCTGTTAAGCTGTATCACATGGCGCTTTCCGCGTTTTTTGCGCTGTTGTCCGGTTCAGCCTCTACCTCGCGGCCGGAGCCGCGCGCAATTGCGGTAACGCAGTCGTTCCACAGTGCGCGACACTCTGCCCACGTCATGCTCTTTTCAAGCTCCGCAGCAACAGGGAAGTCCGGCAGGCTTTGCGCCATGTCCTGAAACTCCTTGTCGTTGGATTCTGCCGCCATCTCCCGCACATAGTCCCGGCCTGCATCCGCAAGCACGGGCGCAATGGTCAGTGCCGCCTTTGCAAGGTCGGCAACTCGGCCGGTTTTTGTGGCTTCCTTGGCAACGCCAAAAATATTGTCCACAGAGCCGTAGGTGCCCTCCAGCACAGAAAGTGCCTTGATGGTCATGCACATGGGGTACTCATCATCCTTGACGTGCGCGAATACGATGTACTTGTCCTCGATCATGCTGCACCTCCCAGTGCCTTCTTGATAAACGCAACCGCTGCTGCCTCGGTGTCAAACTCCTTCTTGGGGATGATCTTCCACCGGTTCATGGCGCTGTCATCGCGCATGATGCTGAAGTCCAGATCCTGGGTCTGCCAGTCGATCTGCTCGCCCTGCGTCTCGGCATCGTCTTTGGGCACCTTGAAGCGGATCTTGCACAGGATGATTGCCTTCCACATGCTCTTGCCGTCCTTCTGCACCTTTTTGACTGCGCCCAGCCCCAGATAAGGCGGTTCCATAGATGCACCGTACTCGTAGGTCTCCACTGCGGTGCCCTCGTCCGGCGTTACGGAGTTGCCGGCTTTCAGGCCCATGATAAAAGCCTCTTCCTCTGCGGTCAGGCCGTCCACGGTGCAGGTGCCGCTGCCATCGGTGAAGGCAGAGCCAGTCTCGGTTTCTGCCAGCCGGTCATCGGCGTAAAACTTGTTGTCATCACTGGTGGAAATATCGGTGCTCATGCTCACCGAGCGCCCCAGCTTGCGCACGCCGCTGTAAGACACGGTGCCGCCATCGGAAGCATAAGTGGCAATATGCACATTGGAAAAACCAGTAGTTACCATGTGTTTTCTCCTTTCATACAAAAAAGCAGGGTGTCCACTGTGGACACCCTGCGCAGGTTATTTGTCGATCGTTTCTTTTATCTTTTTTTCAACAGCCTGCCCCATGGCGGCCTCCGTTTCTTTTCGTCCTTTTCGGACGGAAGGAGCAACAAACGGAGTTGCCACCCAAACGCTTGTGCCGCCTTCTACGCAGCGGGCAATCAGCGCATTCGGCTGTCCTTTCGGATGCCCTTTGGTCTGGATGCTGTTGTATCCGTTGAAGCCAAGCTTTGTATTCCACGCATAATTTTCATGGCTGAATTTTGCAATGCCGAACCCTTTTTTCAGGTCATCAGCCTGCTGCTGGCTTAATCCGTTCATGGGCGGTCCATTGGGGTGGGCATAATACTGCTCCTGCCCAGATGGCAGGCTGTGAATCGGAATCGTGTCAACGGCAGCTTTGATTTTGTCACCCATGACTTTTGCACCGGCATAAACGCCGGCTTTGCATACATCATCGGTGCTTTGGTTCAGCTTCTGAAGTTCTTTCATGTAAGCATCCAGCCCTTTTGCTTCGATCCTAGCCACAGCCGAACACCTCCCACCGCCAACGGTAATGCCAGATTTTTGTATCAGCTTCATACATAGGCTGAAGCCTCTCCCATGCGATATGCTCGGAAGCGTCAAACGCTTTTTCCAGCGCTTCGCACCACGGGTCGAACTCCATCGAGGTAAACAAGTCTGTCGTGCCGATCATGGCACGTTCGATGTGCTTACCGTCCGCAATAAGGTCGTCCGGCGCTTCTTCCTGCCAGACAAAATACCGTTTGGATTTCATCCGCCCGCCGTGGCTCACACGGTCTGTAACAGCTGTGTGGGCATCAATGATGCACTCATACCATGTCATCCTCGGTGCCCTCCTGTAAGCTGTTGTCAAAATCATGCTCCACGGCACGCAACGCCAGATCCAGCGCAGGCGGCCAGCTTCGGACGGCCTGTACCGTGTCGATGCGGTAGTGCCTGCCGTCCTCGGTCTGGGCTTCGTCCTGGCTGGAAATGGAGATGCTCTGCGGTGCCGGCACGCGGATTACCCGGACGACCTCCGCTTGATTCTGGCGGCTCAGGTACAGCCGGTTGATGCCAAGGCGCTGCTCTTCGTACCGCAGGGTGCACTTTGCCGTGCACTCCACAACAGGGGAGTGCCCGACCGGTGCGGCGTCCCGCGTGGAAAATATCTGCACGACCCCGCTGTTGAAGGTCTGGCTGACCTCCGTGTCAGGGCGGGTCGGGCTTTTGCGCGTTCTCTGCAAAGTCAGTCACCAGCCTTTCGTTTCTTGCCGCAAGCAGCAGGTGCAGATAATTGTGCTCAAAAATATCCGCTGCGCCGTCGCGGGTGTAGCGCACATAGTCCATCAGCAGCGCACGGGCAAGCCCGGGCTGCGTGTAGTCCTGCGCCGTGCCAATCTTGCTGTCCAGATAGAGCATACCGGTCACGATGATGTCCCAGATTTTTTTATCCAAAGCATCATCCGACCATGTGATATCAAGATAGTTTTTGATATCCGGCAGCAGCGTTCCCCGCTGCTCGTCCCATTTGCTGGTCATGATCAGGACTTGGTGACCGTGACGGTGTAGGTCTTGACGGTCTCGCCGTCTGCCGCGGTCACGGTAATGGTCACAGTGTTGCTGCCATCGTTCCAAGTTGCAGGCTTGCCGTTCTCGATCTCCTTGCCGCCCACTTCCACTTTGACCTTAGCGCCAGCGTTGGCGGGGGTTGCGGTGATGGTGTTGGAGGCCGCAGAGGTGGTAGCCGTATAGGTCACATTGCTGGAGGTAAAGCCCGGGGTCAGGTTCAGGCTGCCCAGCTTCAGGGCGCTCAGAGTTGCATCAGTGGATGCGGCAGGCGCGGGAACGGTAGTAACGCGGTAGGTCATGGGCTGCAGGCCGGAAATGTCCAGATTCAGGAAGGCGTTGTTGTCCACCGGGAAGCCGTTGGCGTACAGCTTGATCAGGTAAACGCGCTCGTCCTCGAGGAAATGGTAATCATCACTGTACTCGATGCGGCCGTTCTTATTCATGCCGACCGGTGCAAAGTACAGACGACCGATACCAAACACAGCCTGACCACGCGGCAGCGCAGCGGTCTTGATGACCGTCAGGGGAACAGGGAAGATGTCGTTACGGTAAGTGCCATCCGGGGCACGCACGGTCGTTGCAGGCATCACGCGCAGGTAGTAGTCCTGCGGGTTGACCAGCAGGATCAGATCATCCGGGTCACGATCCTTGCCGTTGGCAGTCTTGCCCAGCATAGAAATCAGATTGCCCATCGTGGCGGGCTCGAAATCGTTGACCTTGACCTTTGCCTTCTCGGGATAGGTCTTGCCGCCGATTACGGCAACGTCATCGCTCACATCGCGCACCATGCCAATGGGCTGATCGTTGCCGTCGCCCATGACAATGCCCTCTTCCAGGCCATTTGCCAGTGCTTCCGCCAGAATTGCGCGGATGTAGCGGTCCAGCCACTCGGGGCCCAGATCCAGCTGCGCCTTGCAGACCGGAATGAACGCAGAAAGCTTGTACAGACCTGCGTCCACTTCCTTAAAGCCGGAGGTCAGCTCCTCCACAATCTTAGCGCACAGCTTGCCCCACTTGGCCTTGTGGATGCCGTCGGTGTTCAGCATCATGCGGATCGCGCCGCCGGTGGGGGTAAACTGGATCTTGCTCAGCAGGGGGTGCTTAGATGCCAGATCGTCCATCACGCGGCTGATAACCGTCTGCGGGAACACAACGGTCACGTTCTCCAGCGCCTGCTTGGGGTTGTCGGCGCGCATGGCCTTCTCCACGGCCTGATAGTACTCGCGCTCGTCGTTGGTCAGCTGGCGCACGCCGCGGGCATACAGGACGGAGTTATCCAGCTCCTGCTTCATGCCGTCCAGCTGCTGCTGGTACTCCTCGCGGTTGATGTCGCCCACGGTCTGGAACATCTGCAGGAAGGTGTCAGTCACAGCATTCTCGTCGTTGCTCTTGTAAGCATCGTGCAGCTTCTGGCGCAGATCGTTCAGCTTCTGATTGTTCTTGTACAGTTCAGAAAGATTCATGTTGATTTCTCCTTATTTGGTATTTAAAAAGCAGCACCCCCACAAAGGAAGTGCTGCTTTACGGCTTATTTTCAGATATTGCAAAGCATCTGCATCAGGCTGAGCTTTGCGGGTGGTTCTTTGGGCTGCGGTTCAGCGGGCGGCTCTGCATCCTTATGCGGCACCATAAGCTGCTGCACGATCAAGCCGCGCACGCTCTGGGACACGCCGGAAGCATCGCCGGTTTTGCGGATGCTGGTTGCAATGCCTTTTTCCAGCATAGCGGCAGGGGAGTACCACGCCTTACTGTTTACAAGATCGCGGGCGGCCTGTTCCTCCATGCCGGCGTTTGTGAATGCGCCAAGCCCGATTTCGGTCAGCTGGTCCAGTGCGTTCGCCGCGTTGCGCAGATCCTCGGCGTAACCGGCCGCAAGCTGGCTTGCCGGGTGAAAGTAAAAGGCGCTCACATTGCTTGCAATACGCTCCTGACCAGCCAAAAACGGGTAAATAGCAGCGCTGGCAACAAACCCGTCTGCATAGGAGGTGACCCGCGCACGGCTGCTTTGCAGCGCGTTGTAGATTGCCCATCCTTCGGAAACGTTTCCGCCAAAGCTGTCGATATGCAGATTGATCTCGGCTGCATCAGGGATTTTCTTCAGCTGCTGGACAAGACTGTACGCGCTGGTCTCCTGACTGGCTTCATCGGCGTATCTTGTGATATCGCCAAAGATATAGATATCCGTCTGCTCGCCAAACTGCTGGATATCAAAATAGGGTTTCGGCATATTATTCCTCCTTCGGGTTGCTTTCCGTGGCGGCATCCCTTGCAACGGTCTCCACGGTAGCGATGTTTTTGGTCATCCAGTGGATGTTAGCCCATTCATCAGGCAGCGGCGCGCCGCCGGTGGCTTCGCGCAGCTCGTTAATGCTATATGCGGCGCTCTCAACGATTTTTTCAATGTTCGCTGCATTGGAGAACATATCAAAGTGCTGGATGGTAGAGGTGTCCGCATATACGCGGTCTCCGCGCAGCCAATCCGCCTTGGGAATCAGCTTCCGGCTGAACTCCTTGCTGATCTGCGCCGCCAGCGGGTCGATGCCGGTGGTCAGCCAGTGGGTGATAATGTCGTTGATGCCCGCCACATCACCCTGCACAAGCACGGGCGGGATGCCCAACCCGCGCGCGGTAAAAGAAAAAATGTCATCAAAAAGGGCTTTGATGTCCCGTGTGTCCTTTGTGCCGGTGCCGTTGTTCATCAGCTGGAACTCGTAGCCGTCAAATTCCGGCAAAATACCGGTGCCGGATTCCAGAAAAGGCTTATAGCTGCTTTCCAGCATTGCAGAAAACTTTTGTTCAAAATCGTCTTGACCGTTGGCCACCTGCGTGACGTGCACCTTCATGTGCTGGCCGTTGTTCCAGACGTTGCTCTTGATGCTGGACTGCACCAGATTCTTGTAGCTTTCATACAGTGCATCCACAACCCTTTTTGCATCATCACTGTTCAGGGTAAGGTGCAGCACCTCGCGTTCTTTCAGGTCACGGGTATACGACTGCTGCCCGACCTGTATCTGGCGGTATACATTTTCCTGTGTGGGGATGTACTCCGGCTTTGTCCAGCTGTCTGCCACCACAAGCTCAACGCTCCCACCGCGCGGAATCGGAACAACAAGCGCTTCGTTTTTGGCATAGAGCTTGTAGATCACTTTTTTCCAGAACGTTGTGCTGTTTTCGTTGACGTTCGGCTCTACGTTCAGCAGATAGTAATAATCCGATTTAACTGGTTGCCCGCGCTCGAACGTCTTAAACTCGCAGTTTGCAATCGCATTTGCAATCAGGTTTACGCAGCAGTTAAATGCAAGGTCGCGCAGCTGGTATTCCTGCCAGTAGCCAAGCATTTCGCAGGTCAGGTCATCGCCGTTCAGCAGAAAATCATGTGTGGTGATCTTCTGCTCGGGCGGCGAAAACCCGAAAAACTGTTTGATTTTCTCAGAAAAAGACATTGTTTTTCTCCTTCCGGCAAGTTACCGGCAAGTTACCAGCAAAATGCTCCGATCTTTGGCAGCTGCACCTGACCGGTGCCCAGATCACTTTCCACCGTCATGGCTGCCGCCAGCGCCATAAACGGGTCTGTTTTTCGGCTTTTGCCCTCAATTTTGGCGTAAATAAAGTTTCCGGTATCCACGCCCTGGCTTCGGCTGCTGCGCACGCGCTTTGTGTTGTTGACCGCCCAGCGCAGATGCGGTACATCGCCCCAAGTAAACAGATTGCGGTTAAAGCAATCCTGTATCACTGGGTCAACCTGCATAATGTCGCTGGGGCGTACCAGCTTCACCCGGTTTTTATCCTTCGCGTCAAAACCGATACTTTGCAGCGCTTCTGCCATCATGGTGTAACGGAAATGGTCAAGCGCCACTTTTTTTACGGTGTATTTCCGTCCGGCTTCCCGGATGAAATCCGTCAAAAGATACGGCGAGATGCTTACATCATCTACATAGGTGCAGTCTCCGTTTTCGCACCACGTTCGCCACGGGGCTTTTACCCGGGGCAGGGTCTTGCTGTTTGCGCAGATCCATGCGTGATTGATATCATAGCGCTGGTCTCCTTTGCGGAAATGCAGATCTACTGCCGCCCAGTCGTCCAATTCCGCGTAGTCGATGCCAACAGTGCAGCTCCAGCCAGCCATATCTGGCAGAGGGCAGTTTGTTTCTTTGATGTTTTCGTAGTCCGTGACCGAGATCTCCTTCGCGCCGTCCCGGATGCCCATGCGTTTTGTAATAAAATCGCCGTTCTGCTCCGGGCGCTCTTTCCAGTCGCGGTATTCATCGTGGATCTCCTGCATCAGATGCGGAAGATAGGGCAGGGAAGGGTTTGCCATGCACCAGTTTTCCGGGTCGTGCACCTCGTCCTTGGTGTTCAGGCAGCAGATGAACGGCAAAAAGCCCTCATCCGGTTCGCCCTCAAACAAAATGCGCCGACCTCTGGCAAGGTAATCGTCTAAGGGGCCGTCCGATACATCGCCGTTGGACGTAAAAAAACCAACGCGAGGCTCTGCAACCTTGCCTTGGCCGGTAACAAAAACTTTGATGTTGTCGTAATTCTGGTACTGATGCACCTCGTTGAAGATGACCGCGCCGGAACGCATACCATCGCGCCCCTTGGGGTTATTGGTGCGGCCTTTTACTTCGCCTAGATTCTTGCGCCCCTGCAGTACCTCTTTTGTGTGATAGTAAAACCGCGAAAGCTTGGCTTCCCACTTCGGGTTTTCCAGCGCCTCCACAATGTCCTTCACAGGTGTGACGGCCTGCTCCTCGTTGTTGGCGCAGATATCCACGTTGTAGTGCGGCACCGGGTTGTATGGGCTGATCAGCGCCGCCGAGGAAATGGCAATTACGCCATCCTTGCCAGCGCCACGCCCGACCATGGCAAACAAAGTCTTGAACCGAGGGCTCCCATCCTTGCGATAGGTGCATAACCAAAGCCCCAGCGCGAAGGTCTGCCATGGAAAAAGGCGGTCATAAGGAAAATACCGGGCGATACGGAAGTATTTCCGCATACGCTCGGCATCTACATAAATATCTTCAGCTGCAAAAACGCGCCGGATCAGTGCAACAAGGGCGTGCTGCTCCTTGCAAGCACGCGGAGCATTGTTCTCCACCTGCTCAATGTACTCCAAGATCTCCGGGGGAATATTACAGCTCATCGTCCTCGCTGGGCTTCGCCGCCATAAATTTGAACGTCTGCACGACCCGCAGCAGCGTTGATACGGTGGAGTTGGCTGCGCTGGCAGTCTGGTTGTAAACCTGAATGGAAGGATTTGCTACTTCAATCTCCGCGCCGCGCGGGGTGGTCTTTACAACGGTAAGGCCGCGCTCATCCATGTCGTTCTGTGCCTGATCCAGAAGGTTCAACTGCGTAACATACCGGTCCAGCGTGGAGCGATACAAAAAGTTTGTGTCGCAGTTGGCTGCTTTTGCGGCCTGCTCGATCTCCTCCAGTTCCATCCGGTATTTTTCGCTGGCGGTAGCCGGTGTTTTCCTTTTTCCCATCACGATCTCCGTTTCATCCATATTTGTGCAATTTGTATACCATCCTCGCGCGTGTGCGTGCGCGCAAGCGTAGCTCGCCGATCAGGGGACACCCCGAATAAGGGCTTGACCCGCTCAACCCGTTTTTTTGACAGGGGGGTGTACGCAGTCTTTTATAATTCGCGGCCATTCGTTTTCTAAGTCTTCCAGCGCGCGGATATATCCCTCTTGCAATTGTAACTTCACAAACTCTTTGCACCATTCATCGCCAAGAGATAAATGCTCCGGCGTCAAGCAAAAATACAGTTTTACATAATGATTACAATTATCAGACGATGGCATTCAATCCCACCTTTCTAACGTCAGCGGCGCACCGCCGCTGCATTTCCGCAGCCGCTCCGGGTGGCACACAGTCTCGTGGCAGTCCTTGCATACGCTGATAAGGTTGCGCTGCCGGTTGCCGTCTGCATCCGTGTACCAGATATCCAGCGCCAGCTTTGGCGCGCGGCGCACATGGTTGACATGGTGCACCAGTTCTGCCCGCCGGTAACGCCCGTGCTCTTTGCACAGCTGGCATTCGTGCTTGTCCATGTCCAGAACCTTGTGCGATAACCGCACCCATTGCGAGGAGCAGTAGAACGGATGCACATCACCGGATGCTATCAAAGCGCAGAGCCATTTGTAAAACTTATCGGTCATTATTCCAAACTGATTTTCCCACTCATTAAATCTGGAATCATCGCGTCTCGAAGCTCAGCAAGAAGGTTGTTTTCTTCCTGATTTAAATAAAAAACGTGTTGTTTCCACATAGGAATCAAAATTGAAAAGATTGAAGAGAGAATCTCTTTATCATTCGCCTCGAATTTAATTTCGTTTTTGTTTTTTGACAATGTAATGTAAGGCTTTGATATATACTCTCCGCCCAAAATGCGAAACGTTTGATTTAAGTTTTCAGAGTCTGTTGCTTTTTCAAGCTCCGCAATTTCATACAGCCCCAGCTGTTTTGCAAGAGATTCGTTAATTGTTAGCTTTATAGCTGATCGTTCACGGCTAACACGGTTGATATCTGCCATGATATCACTATAATTTCGATGCAAGATTTCGGTGGAAGGAAGCGGAATATATCTGCTCGGAATCCAGTTCCATTGATTTTCTGAGACATCTTCTAAAAATTTTTTTGTTGAAAAGCCGGGGCATTCTGTGGGACTGGCTTTAAGCTGGCTTATTATATCATCCGAAAGAGCGTTGACTTCTTTTTTATATGTTCGATTTTGATGGCTTGCTCCGCCAAATTGCCCATTCTGAAGTCGTTCCTCTTTGTGACCGCTTTTCCGTGCGTCATAAAAATCTATGCTTTCAGAATCTTTCGCGAACAGTAAAACGCAGGTCGGAATACTTGTGGATTCAAACATTCCGTCTGGAAGCGTTATTATTTTTTTAATCAAGCGATTTTGAGTTGCCCATCTTCTTTGTTCAATTTCATTATCTTTTGACAAAAAACCGCAGGGAAGTACGAATGCACATTTTCCAAAGTTTGAGAGCCTATTCAACGCGGTTAAAACAAATGCCCAGTTTGCATTTGTTTCTGGCGGAATTTCGCATTTCTGAAATCTTGAATCAGCAAAAAGTGGAGGAGGCGGTTCCCATTTGATATTGTAAGGAGGGTTGGATATGATTTCATCCGCTTCAATCTCCGGCGGTGCGGTCATTGACGTTATTTCTGAAAATCGTTTTCCTTTTGTTAACTTGTAACATTCAAAAAATTCCAACGTTAATGAATTTCTGCATATTGCGTATCCTTCCATGTTTCGGACAGCCATATTAAAAAGCAAAACTGGAAAAACTCTTTTATCCAATTCCTCGCAGATGAAGATTTTGTTTTTATTTAAAGTCCACTTTGAAATCGTTAATGCTCCAGAACCTGCACACAAATCATAGCAAACCAATCCACTTGTTTCTGTTAGCGCGCTGAGCAAACGTGCAATGCTTTTAGGTGTGTAGTCTTGGCATTTTTCTTTTCTATCAGCATGATAATATTGCCAAATTTTCTGGAGGTTGTCAGTCTCCAAATCTCCATCTACCAGTTCTACATATTGAGAAAAAATCTTTTCTCTTGTGTTAGAATCGCTTAGTACAGCGGATATTCTTCCGCTGAAGTTTTCCATATCGGTTTCTAAGATTGAAAGAAATTTGTTTTTAAGCTCAAGCAATTCCATTTAAAATTCCTCCAATCCAGTATTGCTCTGTGTTTTCTATGGGAAAAATTATGAAGCTTACTCCAAAAACAAAAACGTTCAATCTAAAAATTAAAGCTATTTCAAGCTAAACGTTAATATAAGCAGCACTTCCAGTATACATTCAGTTTCTCGGACAACGTAAACGGGTGGAGTGCTGCTGCATCCGGTACTTTCGCCGCCAGATGCCCGGCTATCTGCGCAGCCCCCTCACAGGGTGCGCAGCTGGCATTCCCGGCAGGGACCGAGCCTGCAGCCTCTGGTTTTGGAGACCAGCGCTCTACCAATTGAGCTACGGGAATATATCATGCCGCGTGCAGGAATCGAACCTGCAACGACCCGGTTATGAGCCGGATGCTCTGCCGGTTGAGCTAACGCAGCGCAAAAGAATGCCCGCCTGCAATGCACGGTGCACATCATGCATAACAGGCGGGTAAAAATATTTTCGGATAAATTGTATCAGCAGCTTTTACTAATCTGCGCGGATAACAGGCCGCGCCCCTTGCATACAGCCGCGCCCTCCGATCTCTGCCCTCGGCTCACGCTTTGTGCGGCTCGCCTGAAAACCGATACTCCAGACGATGCACACAAAATTACTTTTGAATGCTATTTGAAAAATTTCCCGGAACACAGGTGCAAGCACGCAGCTTTTTGTTATAGACCAAAACAGTTTGCCGAAAAATTCAAGCATGGTTTGCACTCCTTTCCAAGGTGTCCACAGTGGACACCCGCCGGGTTTGATTTTGTTTTGTGTGCGCCGCTGGATCTTGAAGCGGACGGCGCGGTGATCCATTGAGCACAGGAAGATTCAAAAAGCCTGTGCTATGCTTCCCGCCGGGTCTCGTCATGAGAATGCAGGTCATTCACGTTTCCGTCAATGTCTGCATTATAATTTTAGCACATCAAAATGGGACATTCCGGACATTTCGACCTTTTTGTGACATTCCGACCATTTTGTGACACGGCTTTTGCGTAGCTACGCAGAAAAGTAGTACAATGTGAATTTTGTGTCAATCAGCAAAATCCGGTCATTTTGAGCACAAGACACGCCATTATGTACCCAAGAACGCCGCCCAGCACGACAGATGCGGGAGTGAATACCATGAGTATCTTCCGTACTGTCCACCCGCTTTTCCATGCCCACCGCACGGAAAACATACACACCGGAATGCTCAGGCAAGCTATCAGTACAGTGGCTGCAAGCCAATAAAACAAAAGCATAAGTTCACCCCATGTCAAAAGTTTCTTCTTTCGGCTCGTTGAGATCATCCGTGGAAGCACCAGCGTTTTTCATTTTAGCTCCACACCCACCACAAAATGGATCCGCGCAGCAGGAAAGGTGGTGACACGTTTTGCAGCGAAACCATTCACACGTCCATCTGTCCGGGTTCAGTTCCCACTCAGACACAAGCCGCAGGCTTTCCGGGTCTATGGTTGGAAGTTTTTCGGTCTCTCTCAATACTTTCGCAAAAGAACGGATGTCAGCACTCTTTTCCTCGGCTGATTCTGCAAGGTTTTTTAAGCTATTTTCCAGCTTTCCGACACCGTCAAAGAGCATAGATTTTTCTTTCTCATCCATTTTTGTCCTCCCGTTCTGCTCTCCGGTTGAAATACACCACCGGAGAAACACCGCGCTCATCGCAGTCCTTTTCTTTTTTTATGCAGTACCTAGTGAACGTCGACACGCATTCAAAAGAGTTTGTCTCAGTCCGCAAAGAGCACAGATAACGTGCCTCGCAAGAACTACAATTCATAAAATCGCCTTCCATCCATCAATTCAACAGCAAATCAACAATTTCATTAAGAAATCGAACGATTTCATATACTGCGTGCTGAAATTTTCTTGTTAGCCTTATCGGCTGCTGATCCATAAGGGGCGTCCCATCGTCGTTGTTTCTCCAACACAGACGGCTCCACATCGGGCAACCCGGTTTTTCGCAATCGTAGTGATGCTGAGAAGGACCAGTCCAAGTTGGTTCTAGCCAATCATGGTATTTCCTGAATTCGCACCCTGCACATGGATTTTCAAGCGATTTTTCTTTTTCCGCTTTCTTTTTCAGTTCTTCGATCGTGATGGTTTTAACTCTTCGATTTTTACGTTCTGGGTGATTTTCAATCCAGATAGGACATGTATGGTCTTCGCATATTTGTTCAACTATCGTGTCATTCGCATAAAGCGAAGTGAGTTTCGAGCATCCATCACATGCGTCGAAATCGCTTTTGCCCATCTCGTAGTGCAACTGGTTAAACACTTCAGCGTTCTTTCGTCCAGAACAATTTTGCGAAAAAGTCTCATAGTTTGCATATCTGGCAGCGTCTAGGTAACGCTTTATTTCAGCTTCCAACCCAGCTGCACGGGCTTGATCAAAAGTAATCAGCCCCGATTCAAGATCGCTTGCAAGTCTTTTGAAATATTCGTCTGTTAGCAGGCTGCTGTCCACAAAATCACCCCACATTCTTTTGAATCCACCGGTAAACCCTCCGGCGAATAGATTCCGCATCCACGTCAAAGCCCCGCTCGGTAAGCTCCACGGCAACGTCCTGCGGCTTTTTGCCCTCTACACAGATCGCCGAGAGCATTGCCCGAAGCTCCGGGTCATCGCAGTCCTCCACCATGTGCACGCCGATGTTGTACAGCTTGTTCTGCATACGGTTAATGTCTTTCAGCCGCCGGATCTCCGCAGCACGCTGGTTGTAGGAGGAATCTGCGGTCCCGGTCACTGTTACATGACCGAGAACGCAGCTGTTGCCCTCGCCGTGAGAAGCTTTTACCACATCAGAGGCAGCCTGCGGACCATCTGCCTGTAAAATCTCCAGCCGCTCAATGCGCTGCCGACGTTTGGCAATGTCATAGGGTATCGCATATAGACGACGAAATTCGTGTGGCTTCATCCGGCAACCTCCCAAAATTTATTTTAGCTCAAAGTAATCTGTCAGAATATCCGTGATGCCGGAGTAGAAACCTATCCAGCCGCAGGTGAAAAAGCTGTTGTCTTGCAGAATGATGGCGTAGTCATCACAGGTCTGACCGGCGTCCTCTCTGGTGGTGTCTATCCGCTTCCACAGCTTTGCCCCGCCGGGCAGAGGCTGCTTGTAGTACGCAAGCCGGAAACGCACATCTTCCCATTCCAGTTCCCATGCTGCATTTGCACCCAGCGTTTTCTCTGCCAGTTTGTGCAGCGTGTCCCGACCACGTGACTGCTCTTTCGGCTGTTCCTGCGTTTCTTTGCTCTTGGAAGCATACACACAACTGTATTCGCAGGTATCTTTGTTCTTGCAGTCGCGGCAGCACCCTGCACAGCCGTGGATTTCGCCATGCTTGATAAAATGCTTCAGACCAGCTTCATTTTCGCACAGGTGCGATGCGGAATAATCGCATTTTTCGCCGCTATAAACGGACGGGAGCGTAACGCTTTTGCTTGCGGCGGGTTTAGGTGCATCAGTCTGGACCTTCCTTTGCTCCTCATGAGCCTTTTCCACCATTGCAATGGCTTCCGGTGGCAATTTCCACTCGGCATAATCCTGGTTCACCGGTATCGTTTCCGCAGGTTCTTCTTTCTGCTCCGGTTCTTCCGGTGCAGCGCCCATAAAGCGCGCATAATCCTGTGCGCTGCGGTATGCTTCCATCAAACCGATCTCTCCGGCCTTCAAGCGCTCCTTGATGACCTCATTCTCGCAGGAGGCAATCACGTTCAGCCGAGCAGCAGCGCCGGTTGACAAGCCCAGAATGCGGCAAACCTCGTCTCGCACCTTGCCTTCCAGTTGTCCGGCTGCTTTTTTCTTGGTCAGCGCATCTTTCAGCGCCTCGTACTGCGCCAGACGCTCGCCATCGGTCAGGTCGCGGGCGGTAGCGTTCGCCGTGATGAGCGCAATACGGTCATCCAGTTTGCCGTGGCTTTCCCGGATCAGGCAGGGGAGAGCGTCAAACCGGGATTCTCCGCACGCCGACAAGATGCCGCACGCCGCCCAGCGCCGGTGCCCGCTGATCAGCATATAGCGATTCGGCTCGCCCTCTACCGGGATAACTTCCAGCGGCTGCCGGAGGCCATGCTGCAAGATATCGTCCTTCAGACCATCCATGTTGCCGATGGTGTAGATCTCGTCATTGTCCGGGTTCGGGATGATGTTCCGGCTCGGAATCATCACCACCTGCATCTGCTGCCCCGACGGGGTGACCGTCTGGCTCTGGGCATTCATCAGGCTGTTCAACAATCCAGTGCTCATGTTATTCACCCTCCACGCATTTTTTAACCAGCTGTGCCAGTGCCTTATACTGGGCGCTGGTCTTGATGTTCCGACAGACCTTGTGCACCGGCAAGTGCCGTGCTTTGGCTTCCTTGACCTTCACGCTGTAATCGATGCGCAAAATACTGTTATCCGGGTTGCGGAAAGCGGGCAAGTCCATGTTGGCAATTTCGTTGATGGTGTCCACACTGTACCTGCCACGGGTGTATTTGGTTGCCAGCACGCCCATCACTTCCAGCTGCGGGTTGTAGGCATCCCGGATTGCATCCACCTGCTCGCGGATCTCGTCCATGCCGTCCATCGCCCACTCATCGCAGTCTACAGGGATGATTACCCAGTCGGCGGCAGCCAGCGCATTGACGGTAGCCATGTCGATGTCAGGCGGGCAGTCAATAATGCAGTAATCGTAGTCGTTGTGGATGGTGTCCAGCGCCTTGCGCAGTCTGTCCCACTGCGGCCGCAGCACATCCAGCATCACGTTTTTGTTGGCAAGCAGCATCTCCATGTTGCTGGGTGCCAGATCGACGTGCTCAAAATCCGTCTGCATGATCACATCCTGCATTTTGGCGTTCAGGGTGAGCACATCGCCCATGGTCTTGCGGCCATAAGCAAAGCGGTTGAAAAACTTGGTGGTGTTGCCCTGCTTGTCCAGATCCATCACCAGCACCCGCCGGGACCAAATCTCTGCCAGCAGGCAAGCAAGGTTGCAGGCGGTGACGGATTTTCCCACGCCGCCCTTCAGGTTGATGATCGCGATTTTTGCCATTGTTCTCATGACGATATCCCCATTCTCAAATTCTTGCGGCTTCTGCGGCCTGCTGCTGGATGCTGTCCCAGCTTTTTGCAAACCACGCAAGCCATGTTGTGCATTTCTTGTAATAATTCGGCGAGCACGCCTTACAGGGGCAGTTGCGGCAAGGGCTGCTCTTCGGGAGAGGGTAGAGCTCCTCGTTCCAGATCTCCTGCATCAGCGCCTACCTCCTCCGCCGGCTGCGATGCTGTTGCCCTTTGCCTGATAGTAATGCTCCATGGTAGTGGGAGCGTTCAGCAGCACCGCCCGTATGTAGCCCCGGATATTGTGGACAGGCTTTGTGCTGTTGAGCAGGGCATCCAGAACGTACTCGATGTGCTGACTGGTAAGCTTGTCCAGCCGTTTGCGGATGGACTGCGTGGTCTGCGGATACTGCCCGATAATCTGGATCGCGCCGGGGCAGCAGTACATGTCCGCAATGTTGTCCAGCAGCTCTTCCAGTTTTTCCGGTTCGTACCGGCGCTCCAGTGTGTCCAGTTCCAGCTGCTCCCGGAATCGTTCCAAGACATCCTCTCGTGCGGTATCCAATCCATCCATCGTATCCGTTCCGCGCTCCTCGCGCGGATAGATAGGTTTCCCTATAGGTTTCCCTATATATTTCCTGTCTACACTTTTTGTAGGGGTCTGGATACACTTTTTGTAGGGGTTCGGATACACTTTTTGTAGGGGTACATTTTTTGTAGGGGTACAATTTTTGTAGGGGTCTGCGCCATTCTCCGGCACCGTTTCCGGGGTTGGATTTCGGACTGCAACGTACTGGTTCACGAGGATGCCGCCCACCATGGTTTTATGCTCCTTCAGCAGTCCCTTTGCCACAAGCTCCTTGACGATGTTCCGGGCACCGTTTTCGCTCAAGCCTGTCCAGTCTGCAAGGTATCCGTACCCGCCTTTATAGACGCTCTCGCCGTCCTGAGAGAAGCCGTAGATGATGGCGTACACCGTCAACTCGTTGCCCTTCAAGCCAAGTTCTGTGCGCATCCAGCGCTGCAAGACGACATAACTGTCCTGTTTCGGTTTTGTTTTACTTTTCACGCCTTACCCCCCCCTAAAACGGCAGATCGTCGTTATCATTTATCACGGCAAAATCATCCATGCTGCCCTGCGTGTAGGCGGGTTGTGAGGCGTTCTGTGCGGCTTTTGCCTGCTGCACATGGCTTGTAGTCTGCTGCTCGTAGGAGGGCGCGCGCTGGGCGTCCTGACGCTTTGAACCGGCAAAGCTGATATTATTCGCCACGACTTCCACAGCGGTTCGGCTGTTTCCGTTCTTGTCCTGATAATTCCGGGTCTGCAATCTGCCATCGATGGCGATCATGCTGCCCTTCTGGAAGTACCTGGACACGAAATCGGCCTGCTGCCGCCATGCCACGATATCAATAAAATCTGCCTGCCGCTCCTGACCCTGCTGCGCATAGCTGCGGTCGCACGCTATGCGGAAGCTGCACACACTATGCCCCGCCGGGGTGGTGCGCAGCTCTGGATCAGCGACAAGCCTGCCCATGATCGCTACAACGTTGAGCATTTCAAATAATCCTTTCCGACCACCGCCATCCACTGGCGGTGTCCATACACATCCTCAAAACTGCGCTGTGCCTGCTTTTTCAGGTACAGACGCAGCTTGTGGTCAAAGTGGGCGCTGTAGCCCGGCTCGTTGTGGTGCCGGTGGCAGAGATAGACTTTCAGGCCGTACTGCTCCGCCACCGGGCGCAGCGGACCGTTGAGCACATGGTGCTCTTCCAAGTCCTTGACAGTCACCACACCGTACTTCATCCGGCAGACGTAACACTCCCGCCGGGACTGCATGATGCTTTTAGACAAGCGACACACCATCCTTTTGTGTGCTCTCATAAGCCTCGCGGTAAGAGTGCACATTCCCGAACTGATACTTCTGACCGTTGAAAAATTTAATGGCGAAGCTATCAATAAAGCCAATCCGCTGGGCGGAGTTGATGCACTCCGCCAAGTCCCGTGCGGTGTTCCGGTCGCATCCGTGAGCCATCAGCAGCTTTATAAAACGTTTCTGTGTCATATAATCACTCCGCCTCGTCCAACATGCACATATCAAAAATTGTTTCATTGGTAAACCGTAGTGGTAGACCAAAATTACGATTTCTGAAAAAAACGCATTCTGACATCCCCGAAAAAGTAAATGCATCCTTTGCGTACTGAATGTACAATTGTGTGACAGACAAAAGTTTTGGCCAAACAGTCAAAATAAACTTCTTGTCTTTCAAGCGTTTTCCGCGTTCTAAAAGCTGGTACAGCCGCACAAGCAGCTTGTATTCGTAAGATGTTCGGTCAATCATTTTTTCGGCACCTCCTGCCACTCCTGACGGGACTGCATGATGGGCTCAGACAAGGAAATCACGCCCTTTCAGGATCCGCTTGTAGGTTTCCGCGTAGGGGTAAATCTTCACGCACTCAAACGTCACGTTTTCAGCATCTGCAAGTTTGAATATCTCTTCGCCTTTTTCTGCGCAGTATCTGGCAGCCTTCATGTACTCCACAAGGCCGCGTGCAGTGTTCGCGCAGACGCCCTGCGCCATAAGCAGCTTCTTAAACCGTTTCTGTGTCATTTTTTTGGCACCTCCTGCCACTCCTGCCAGTAGGCGGTAACATTGGGGTCGTTGACGCCCATTTCCGCCAGCCGGTCAAATATTCCGTCGATCAATTGCCCCATCTGCTCCGTGGTAAAGGTGCTGGAACCCTGACTGCACTTCACCGTGCAGCGGTTGCCGTTCAGCAGCTCCACAACGTGCACCAGCCGGTAAGACTTGCGCAAGATGGGCACAGCACCCACCGGTACCTCCAAGTAGTCGAACGCCGCACCGTACTGCTCCAGCATCTCGGTATAGCAGTCCTCCGGGGTCACACCGCCGGTGCGCCCGCCGTTGTAGTGGTCCGCCATGATGGTAAGCAACGCCCACATCATGCGGTTCTGGGGCAGGGTACGGCTTTTGCGTTCGAGGTCCACCGACAAAATCAAATGCAGCGGTTTGCCGTGCGCCAGCTCGTCCAGCTTCTGCCGGATCTGTGTTTCCACAAATTCCGCAGAGTTTTCCACCACCACCCGCCGGGTGCCCGGGTCATATACCACCGGCAGCTTACCGATCACGCCTCTGGCCATAAGATCTTCTTGCCCTCGCCGGTGATAAACTGCACCATGGTGATGCTGCCCGCGTCATCGTAGGCAAAGCGGTCGATCTTCAGGCTGGTCTGCAACCGACAAACGCCCTTGTCATCCTTGACGATGGGCACCTGCGTGCTCTTGAGCACAATGTCGTCCAGCTCCATCACGTCCCTGCCGACACCCCAGAAGGAGGCAGCGGACACAAAGCTGGTGACCTCCCGCATCAGAGCCGGGTCACGGCAGGGAAGGGAAAGCCCGCCCGCGTCCTTGTACACAAACTCCCGCTCCTGCGGGCAGTATACGCCCACCTGACACCACAGCCGGCCATCGGCAAAATAGCGCCGCATGGTCCAGCCCGCAGCGCCAAAGGTTTTGTCCATCATATCGCGCACGGCATTGGCACCGGGAAGCAGTTTCAGCTTGATTGCATCCTCGCTGATGGCCTTAATCAGCACCGAGACCGCCTGCGGGGCTGTCTGCGGGGCTTTTGGCACTTCAACGGGGAACTTGACGTCTGGGGCACAAACAGCCGCAGAAGCATTTTTCTGGGGCCTGCCGCGCCCGGAAGCTTTTGGCGTTGCCAACCTTACCACCTCCATCAGTAGGGGCTGGAGGTGGCGATCTGCGCCGCCTCTGCCAGTGAATACTTGTCGATCATAACGCGCATCTCCGCAACCACCTGCTGGATGGTATCCGGCGGCAGCTCTGCCATGCGCATAGCGGCAATGGCGTAGCCGGTTGCGGTCTCCTCGTAGGTGGGGGATTTAGGCATCGGGCTCATCAGCGTTTGCAACCGCATCCAGATCCTCCTCCGCTTCCAGCGCTGCGTCATTGTACGGGCATCCGCGCACCTGGCTTTCCAAGATGTTGCGGCAGAAGGTGCACGCATCCCGCGCGTCCTGCACGCTGAGCGGCTCTGCAAAGTCCCGCATCACCTTCATCATGGCTTCGCCGGCCTTCTTGGCCTGTGCGCTGTACTGGCGGCGGAAATGCCCGCTTTTACGTTCGTGGATCATAATACATACCTCCATAGTTTTGTTCTGCGCATTGCGCTGGCAGCGGCTTTTGTTTTACTTCCTGCCGCCATCGGAAGGCTGTCTATGTTCCAGCAGTCACCGACACTACTTTTCAACTGTTTATTACCGGGTGCGAGTCTTACGGATACAAAGTCACCCACCTTTTGACGCAGTAGGTTGTTGCGGATTTTTTTACTAGTGCTGCTATCTGCACATTACCGGCTTCTCAAGGCCCGCCGGGGTCCCGTGTGGTCCCAATCCACACATCTTGTCACAATAGGCGCAAAACACAAAATAATGTTTCGGCGGCCTAAAGGGGATGGCAGCGGCTTTTGTTTACCCACCTGCCGCCATTGGTGTAAAACCGGAAAGTCAGCTCTGAAGCCCTTCCTGCATTGCCGTTTCCAGAAGATGCCGGAGATCTTCCAGAACGTCCGCGTAGATCTTTTTCTCCCGGTCGGAGATGCGTTCATCTTCCAGCCGGCACTGATACTTGCCTATCAGATAGCAGATCCGCTCGCGGGTACGCATTCCATTCTTGCTTGCCATTTTGCGCCGCCTCCAAAAAGTCTTAATGCTCTTCCAGCCCCTCCAGCTCAGATATAACGCCGAGGATGCTCTGAATCTGTGCAGCAGCCTTGCGGCCATCCAGCACCATGTACTCCGCGTTTTCCCGCTGGTAATCATCGTTGGCATTCAAAAAGTGCCCAAAAGCGTTTATGCTGTCGTTGCAGATGCTCATGGCAGCCAGCATCAGATACCGGATTGCGGTGTCGATCTCGCGGGTCGGTGCGCCGCGATCCACGCTGTCCTTCACCGCCTGCGCCGCCTTTTCCGGGTCGATCAGCCTGCCCGCCGGGGCAAAGTTGCGGTCGATATCGTTCTCCACATCGCCCAGCATATCCGGGATATTGTCCAGATCCACCAGCGGCTTGCCGGTGATAACGATTTTCGTGGCTTCCATAACGATTCCTCCTCAGTAAGTACCAAATTCCTGATCCAGCAGGGTGTCCAGCCGGATGGTGTTGCCGCGGCCGGAACCTTCCTGCCCGGCCATGTTAGACCAGCCTTCCGGGTAGCGCTTGCGCACATACCGCGCCGGGATGCCCATACATACGCTGACCTGCTCCAAAGTCAGCCGGATGCAGCCAAACTTATTAAAAATGGCCTTGTAGCTGTCGTGCCATGCTTCGTTTCTAGTAGATTTCGCCACGTTCCTTCAACTCCTTCTGTCTGCGCTGCCATTCCTTGAATTTGCCGTAGCTTAAACCCATAGCTGCGGCAGCAGCATTGTCATCCACGATCCTGTCGTGGTTGGTTTTTGGTTTTTCCTTGGGTTTTACAATGCCGGTCTGCGTGTCGGTGTCCACGATGGACTTTCCGTATCTGCGCTTTTTACAGGCATCGCAAAACATTTTGCCGGGGTCTACGCCGTACATCATTGTGCCGCACTCTTTGCAGGGCTTGTCTACCTTGCGGTGCCTGCCGCGAGAAAGCTTCTCCTTCGGTGCAGGCTTTGGCAGCGGCGTAGGCTTTTTGACCTTCGGCTTAGCTGCCAACGCCCGCCGGGCGCGTTCTCTTGCTTTTTCCAAATTCACCTTCTCGCTACAAGAAAGGCAATACTTCCGGTTCGCCGTAGACCCCGTCGGCAGTGCCTTGCCGCAAACTCTGCAATACCGCACGACCGGAGGGTTTTCGCAGTTCTCGCCTTTGTGGTTCATTCGATACCTGCGATTCACTTCTATTCTTTTGATCTTACGGCACGCATCGCAGTATCTTCTGTTGATTCCGGCGCCTTCCGGCAGCACTGCGCCGCATTCTTCGCAGCGGTGGATAGCATCACTCATGGTTCCGTGCCCTCTCATAGATCCGCTTCCGCGCTGCACGCCGCCGGGCGTTCTCGGCACGCATATACTCGTCCCAGCGGCACAGCAGGTAAGGCCCCAGCACCAGTGCCGGCGCGATGATCATCACCATCAGCCACATCTCGGTGCAGGCTGCATGGTAGGGGTCGCGTCCCAGGGCGACCATCAGATCGGCTAAAATAAACGCACATTTCATACCATCAAACCTCCTATGCGCCATGCCAGCGCCATGATCAAGCCAAAATACGCCAGCCAGACCCCCAGCATTTTGCGGGGCGGCTTTGTGGCGCAGATAAACAAAAACGCCATCAGGCAGCAACCTGCCATAAAGCACATCAGATAAACCAGCATCCGCGTCACCTCATTCCCAAAGCGGTCTCGATCAGTTCTTTGGGCGTTTCGTTGGGGTAGTGCCCGGACATATACTTGTCCACAACGCCTTTCGACAAGCCCGCATGCAAGGCTAACTCACGGTTGCCCCAGCCAAGCATCATTTTGCGCTTGGCTACTTCGGCTTTCCATTCAATGGTCGGCAAGTTTTCCACCTCCATGGTTGAAAATCATTTCAAAATATCGCTATAAAAACATTGCCAAGCCATACAAGATGGTGTAAAATGATATTGCGGTTATCATTTTTACTCTTGGCAATATTTTTGGGTTTAGGGCAGAAAGCAGATCGGAAGGTACGCGCGACCCTCTGCTTCTTGCACCCGGTGCCCGCGCATAGGCACCTGATCAACAGGACGGTATAAGAAAATTCCCCGCTTAGCTGTGAAGGTTCACCGCGGCGTGGCAGCCCTGTGAAGTACCGGCAGCGATCGGAGAGTGTGAGGACTTCTGGTCAACCGCTCGGTATGGTTATATTATAATCCAACTACATCCAACTGTAAAGACGTTATTTGAATACAGTTGGATTTTCGGCAAAATTGACAAAAAGGAGGTGACAATTTTGTTCTGGGAAAATTTCGTGCGAGAGTGTGAGAAAATCGAAAAGTATCCATCGTATGTGGCGGAAGAACTTGGATTTAATAAGTCTGCGGTCACCAGTTGGAAAAACGGTTCACTTCCTAGGGTGGCAAGCCGCAAAAAGATTGCGGACTACTTTGGCATTACCGTTGAAGAACTTATGGGCACAAAAAAAGAGCCCGCCGGGATGGACGGGCTCCAATGGGAATGGGCTGATGTAGAAGCAGCCTATAAAAATGCAACGCCGGAAGCGCGTGCAGCCGCAAAAGCCGCCGCGCTGGCTGTGCTGGAAAACGGAAAAGCAAAGGAAGAGTGACCGCAATGGATTTTGGGCAGCTGGTGCTATCCACCGACGAGCTGAACACCCTGCGTGTGATAGCACAAGGACCGGTGGATTGTACCTCCGAATGGACAGAAAGAGTAAAAACGCTGTACGAGAAAAAGCTTGTCGAGACAAAAGTCAAATTGGAAAAAATGGAGATAAGAAGCTCTGTATATCAGATTACCACGGACGGGAAATTGTATTTGCGCTATATCGACCGCCGTAAAAGCGAGATGCACTTTGCAAACACAATGTCAGTTCTCGCCTTTATGGTTTCCGTCATCGCTCTGATCGTCTCCATCATACGTTAAGTACGGCACCGTCTTTGCGGCAGTTTTGGCAAGGTACCAATCAAAATAGGATGTAAGCTTTTTGTGCAAGAGCGAGGGCACCTGCATGGCAACCCCGAAGTCTACACCGTTTTTGTTCATCTCCAGCAGGATCTCGTCTACGATCTGTTCCACTTCCGGTAGGTCGTCTTCATAGAAAGACGATTGGAAATCAATGGTGTATTTGTTGAGATCGTTTTCATCAATAGCGCAGGAAACGTGGCCGGATCTGTAGCTTTTTTCATAAGCGCTCGACTTCTTCTTGCGGAAAAATTCAAACATATAAAACTCCTTTCTTGTGCGGCAGCTGGTTCAGGACGCCTGTGCAGCATCTTCGGTTTCGGAATGCTCCAGCAAAACGCCCATTACAATGCCCCAAAGCGCGGGGTGCTCTTTCAGGTAAGCAAGAAATTCAGCGTCAGGCATAAGAAACACTCCTTTTTGTTGTATTTGACAATTCTATATTACAACTATCATCGTTGAAAATCAAGAGAAAAGAGGAATTTCGAATGAAAATTGCGGAAAAATGCAAAGTTGTTGTGGCAGGCGCAATTGTGGCATCGCTGATGGCAGGCACTGCATTGCCCGCGCTGGCTGCCAGACCCGCCGGGGACGTTCCTTTTGCGGTGCTTGCGCAGCAGAATGGCGTAAGCGCCGACAAGGTGCAGGCAATCAAAGACACACTGGCTAACATTGATGTATCATACGAGGATGGCGTCTGGCTTTTTGAATCCGCTTACGAAAATTACGAAATAGACAATAACAAAAGCTATGTGATGCCGTATGTGTATTCAAACGGTGAAACTGTCCGGTTTGGTATGAGCTTCACATCTCAGGATACCGAGGGCTATTTTTACTGGAACGATGTAGATGTTCTGATTGGCGAATACAATAATTATACCAGTCAGACGAACTACAAGTTTAAGAAAGTTTCGCGTGAGTATTATCCCGATGACCAGATCTTTTACGAAAACGTATCCTTTGGCGGGAACGACGAGGATATGGACTGCCTGAGCCGCATTCTGAGTGCCGGCACTGCATATCTGCGTTTCAATGGCGTAAAGGTCAACGGAACGCAAAGAACGCAGACCACGATCATCGATAACGAAAGCCGACAAGGCATGACAGATATCATCAACCTGTACAATCTGCTGCAAAGCGCCACGGCTGAAGAACGTGTAGCAGCCGCAAAAGCTGTCATGTCGGAAAACGCACCAGCGGAAAACGATTTTCTTGATGCCCAGAATGATGCCGTAACGCCGGAGCAGGTGGAAGCGATGATCCTTCAAATAGCCCCGGTCACTCTGGAAAGCGAGACGGCAATCAACAACGCACAAGCCGCATTCGATTCCATGCCGACAAAATGGCAGTCGATGGTTTCTAACTACGACAAGCTGAAATTGTATCAGGAAGAACTGGAAGATCTTCAGGTGGATGCACTTGCCGAGAAGTTAAACAATACGGTTTACCGCGAACACGATGATGTGGAAAACGTGGACTTTTTCTTTTGGAAGGATGCCCCGTTGACAAATCAGGCTATTTTTGCATTGCCGTATTTCTGCGTAGTCGATAACAACGTTCAACCGCTTCGTATGATGTATAGCCAATTTAGAACAAGCTGGATTTTTTGGAACACAATCGTTTATTCAATCGATGGAGAAGTTTATAAAAAAACTATTGACAGTTCTAAAATCGAAAGAAGAACGGTTACTCAGGTCTTAAGTGGCAATGTTAACACATGGGAATTGGCTGACGACGTTGCGGATCCGGTCGAAATTGAAATGCTAAGAAAAGCAGTGACCGCAAAAAATGCAGTTGTCAGATTTAAAGGCGACAGTATGCAGTCGGATTGGAAGTTAAGCTCTTTTTCGAACAGAGATATAAAAAATATTTCAGGAACGTTGCAAGCGTATGATGCAATGCTGAATGCTTCTCCGTCTGTGCGTGCAAAAGCACTTGAAAAAGTAGAAGCGCATAAGCAGGGAAGTAAATTTCTCAATCTCTCGTATTGATTGCCGGTATCGTTTTGGCGTGGAACGGATATATGAAAAGCTTAATAAAAAATAAAGGTGTCCACAGTGGACACCTTAAATGCCCGGCCGACAAAGATTAACGGCTCAGTTAATGCTCCTGATCACACGGGCAGGGGGACACTGCCGGCACTGCAACGATGCGCCCATTGATATTGCGATACCGTGCACCGGGGTCGTGGCCAGCGTCGTGATCCTTAACGGCAGCTTTCAGGATCTGGAAGGCTGCATCATAGGCAGAACCATCAGATCCGGCCTGCGAGAGATGATAGACAAGCTTGCGCACGTCGTTCTGTGCGTAGGCGTAGAGCATAGCTTCCTTGGTATTTGTGTTGATCATAACTTAACCCTCCCACGGCTTGCGGCTTCCATCAGCGTTCTGCGGTTTGGATGCCGGCATACCGTCAATGATTACCATATCTTCCGGGATTTCGTTCAGAACCTTGATGTTATCCATTATTTTTGCACTCCTTCTGGATTTTTTTGACAATTATGTTATAACACGGAAAAAGGAACAGATTCGACATCATATTTTGGAAGTTTATGGTAAACCAAAAAAGACGGGAAATCAGTCGAATTTTGTGTAATTGTCGAAAAAAAGGGGATGTTTGGGAATGGATGATTGGGTTTTGCGTGTTGCGGAAACATTGGAAAAAGCAAGGGCAGAGGCCGGAATCAGCCAAGCCACACTTGCGAAACGAATGGGCGTAAGCCGACAAAGCGTAATTAAGTGGGAGCAGGGAATCAACGCGATCTCCTTTCCTATGATGATGCAGTGGTTCGTGGGCTGCGGGGTTTCCCTGGAACGGTATCTGGATTCCTGTATCCACCCGGGGCTGCTGGAACGGCTGGAAGAGGACCCCACCGACAAAGAAAAACGTCGAATGCTGCACGAGGCCATCGAAGAATGCAGTGCATACGAGGTAGACACGCTCTTGTACATCCGCTACGGCGCGCACGGGTCGGACCATCTGAGCGTGCTTACCGAAATGGTGGCCAACCTGCACACGCCGCTGCGGGATAGGGTGGCCGTGGTCAATACGATTCTGAGCCACTACGAGATTGCCACTGCCACAAAAACGGACGTAGATCCAGAAGGGCTGCAACCGAATATTGAAATGCTGTGTCAGGCGCGCGACTGCGGAATGGCAGCAACAAAAGACATGGAAGATGTCTACTCCATTAACAAGGAGGCGATAGAGAATGCCAAGAAAAAAGACGAAACGCACTGATGGCCGGTATGAGATCAAGCGCAAAATGCCGGACGGAAAATATAAGCACTTCCTGGGCGCTACGATTGCCGAAGCGACCGCAAAGTATGAAGAAGCCTACCGGCAGGCAACACTGGAAGAAAGCAAAAATAACGGCGGTGCTACCTTCCGGGAAATGGCAATAGCGTACAAAGATTACATTACAGGCTCGACAAAGCCGGTAAAACGTGGTACAATAAACGCCTACGTCAAGAATATCCCTCCGCTTCTGGAATGCTTTGGCGACACGCCGATGGCTGACATTGATACGCAGGCAGTCTGCGGATACATGGAGCGCATGAAGATGGACGGCAAAGCTTTGCATACCATCACCAACGCTAAAAGCGTGCTATCCTGTATCTTTACCTTCTGGTGCGCCAACTATCACGGTACCAGTAACCCGGTCCTTCTGGCAAAACCACCCGCCGGGATGAAAAAGGGGAAGCGATTAGAGCCGACAAAAGAGCAGCGAGATATTATTGACGCGCATCCAGAGGGGTGCGGTTTCTGGGCGCAGCTATTCGAGTACACCGGGCTTCGTCTCGGCGAGGCGAACGGTCTGCAGTGGAAAGACGTAGATTTTGAGCAGAATGTGATTCATGTGCGTTCTGCAATGCCTTGGGACCGTAACCACGCCTATGAGGAAACGCCAAAGTCAGAGAAGGGATACAGAGATGTGCCCATCCTGACGACCTTTCGCCCGATGCTGTTGGAGCAAAAAGCTGGTCACGCAGACACGGACTATGTAATGTCCGGTGAAGCGAAGCCGCTGTCACAGTCGCAGTATGAGTGGCGCTGGGCGATCTACTGTCGGGATCTCGGCCTGAGTGAGAAACAGGAGAAGCGCGCCAGGATCAAAGACAAACCGGGCGAGTACAGGGTGTACTACAAGTGGAAAGCGCTTGTAACGGCGCACCAGTTCCGGCATTTTTACGCGACAAACCTTTTTTACGCCGGTATCCCGGACATGGTGGCCCAGAAACTTATGGGTCATGCAGACATTTCAACGACCCGAAAGATATACCAACAGTTGCGCGATGAAGAGGACAAGCAGTACATCGCAAAGCTGGATGCGTATGTCCAAAGCAAAAAGTAGGTCTGCAAAAAGTCTGCAAAGCTAAGAAAAAACACGACTTGACGCGATATAAAGGGGGTTCGAGTCCCCTCCCTCGCACCAAATGAAAATCCGCATGAATGCTGGAAAATCCAGTGCTCATGCGGATTTTTTGTATTTGCAGTAGTTCGGATACTATCGAATACTAACCGATATTTGCACTTAATTGCTATCCGAAAGTCTGCAAAAAGTCTGCAGACCTTATCCGCGCTCTACAATGCGCTCCCAGTACTCGACCAGTTTACCATCCACAGCGTCTTTGTCCTGCAGGAACGCCGCAGCCATATCTGCGTAGAAGTTGGTGTTGTCCACGCTGTACATTTTTGCGACTTTGCCGTAGTCGCTGTACATCATGTTCATCGTAGCCCAAAAGTCGTTTTTATCGCAGGTTATGCCGCGCTGTTTGGCAACGTCCTGCGTCTGTTCCAGCGTCCAGTGACAGCCCTTTGTGCCATCGGCGTTCACCATGTTGTCGCACCATTCCTCCGCCTCATCGTGGGTGAGATGCTGGCGCGGCATCTTGATGGAGCGGCTGTCTGCGCCGCCACGTTCATACTGTCCAGACCGCTTGTCCCAGTCACCGTTCTGCGAGAAGCCGATTTGCGGCATTCTGCGCCCATTCTCTACGTCAGGGTAGCGGGGGATAGGGTAGGGGTCGATGTAACGGTTCTCCTCCTGCGGATAATAGGGATAGCGGTCGTTGCCACCTTCCAGCTTACGCAGACGGCGTTCCATTTCACGCTCCCTGCGGTCACGCTCTTCCTCAAGGCGGTCGCGCTCCGGCTCACGGTTTTTGTCGTGTTCATGGAGCATCATCATGCGGCGAAAATTGTTCTTGCCCATAATCTATACCTCCTCAAGAAATAGATGCAGGCGCACCGGCGTGGGAACGGCAGAAGCAGCCAAGATATTTGAACGTGCCGGTGCCGGTCGCAGACGTTGCAACGCGGGTAGCGTAGCGGGTGCGAGTGTGGATGCTCTCAGCGGTTGCCTGAGCGCAGTTGCAGTCGGTCAGAGGGTATGCGGTAGTGCCTGCACCGATGGTAATGACCACAGGGGCGTTGATGGTGGTCGTGTCCGGGATGCTCTGAGCAACCACAATGCAATAACGCTCTCCATTCTGGTATGCGCCAGCAGGGATATTGATGGTCAGTGTGTCATTGGCGAACGTGACCGCCTGACTGATGACCAAGTGCGGGCAGAGTTTGCAGCTTGTTTTGCAAGCCATAATGTTTTCCTCCTAAAAAATCAGGGGCAGAGGTGTCTTACCCCTGCCCCGATGGTTCACCCGGTGTTATCG